TTGAGTGTGTCAAGAGATCTGATATCGCGTTGGCGGTTGGAATATCTGAGACACAATTAAAAAGAGCCGCAAAATATTCTGGGTGGAAGTTTACATTTGCCAAGGGCTTTACAAACCAAAAGTATGATGCTGCCATAATAGGTCAAGTAATAGATTTTTACGATAAATATGGAAAACGAAAAACTCAGAAACATTTCCTAAATGTAAACGTAAGATCTATAGTTGAGAAATATGGAGCTGGAAGAAACACTCGTTGCCACAGATGGACAAATGAAAATATTTTAGATCTTCTACGAATGGCCGGTGTTATCTCAAAAGGGAGTCAGGCGAAGTATTTTAATAGACCACTTGCCAACGAAGGATCGATCATTTCTGTCTGGCAAAGGGTTTTAAAATGCAGACCAATCTGTATTAATGGTCTTCCTGAATACAAAGCAAAGTATATAGTAAAAGAGTCGTGTCCAAAAATAAATCTAGGCTATAACCGTCATAATATATACTTGTGGACTGATTGCTCAAAACATCTAAGGGACGACTGTTCAATAGCTGTTGAGAAAGCTGTTGCGGCAATGGCCGATTTTCAAAGTAAATTATTTAAAGACCCAAGGAGAGACATTGAAAAAATCATCAAAGAAAGACGATAGTTTTGATATAATAAAAGGCAATCCGGTTCTTGCAAAAGAGTTAATTACTGCAATGAATCCAAGCTTCGAGAAGGATTTTGATGGAGAAAATGGTAAAGATTTAATCATGCAAACATTTCTATCATATGCAGTCCCTGCACATTACATTAAACTAAAAAATAAAGATAAAAATTATGTAGACATGAGGAGGAAATCTATTACAACATTAATTGCCAGCAAAGGGGATGTACTCCTCTTTGGAGGAAAGGAGAAGGGCGAAGCAGCGGCAATTTTTGAAGAATTTTCCGAAGGAGTCTGCATACTCGCAATGCTTGCAAAAGGTGGCGTAGATATTTTTGGTAAAAAGTGGGATTATCCGTGCCCTGACAACTGGTAGATTGTCAAATAAGAAAAACTTATGTTAAAATGGATTATGCATAAGTAAAACCGATATGACACGGATAACATTATGAGTCGTAACAGTGATGGAACATTTACAGCAGGAAATAAGATAGCGAGTAAGTCTATCACAAAAAAAGAAGCTCAGATAATGTGCTGGAACGCTATCCATCGAGTGATACAACGCGCTTGCGAAATGCCCAGGGAAGACCTAGACGAATTTATGAAAAGTCCTGAGTCGGGTAAGTTATCTATATTTGAACATAAAGCACTACTCGCATACAAGAATGGAAATTATAAACACATCGAGTTTCTAAAAACAATGGTTTTAGGTAAGCCACGTCAGCAAGTTGATATGAATGTCCCCGAAGGTGGTATTAAACTTATTATTGATAAAGACGATGCAAAATTATGATAGTCGGTCATGACTTTCAGAAAACCAACAAACAGAAAGAAGTAGTTAAAGAAATAGTCTCATCTAGTGCAAAAAACATAATGCTTTTTGGATCGGCCCGTAGTGGAAAAACAGTATTGGCCGTGTATATGCTTTGTATAAGATCAGTAAAATGCAGATCCAATCATGTGATAGTAAGAAATACTTTCAACTCGGCTAAGAACTCAATATGGATGAACACACTCCCGTGGGTTTTAGTTAATGCGTTCCCTGATTTGCCGACAAGGTGGGACAGAACTAACTACATAGTAGAGTTCTCAAATGGGTCGACCATTAGGGTAGCAGGACTAGATAGTGGAGATAAACTAGAAAGACTTCTGGGGTTAGAATTTTCATCTATACTAGTTGAGGAATGTAACCAGGTGCCGTGGATAGCAGTCGAAAGATTAAAGACGAGACTTGCAGAGAAGAACATACTAACCAAAAAAGTGTTCTATACACAAAACCCCACTAAAACTTCAAGCGCATATTATCAAGCGTTTGAGCAAAGCATTGACCCTGTTGATGGCGTGGCTTTAGATGATGATGTCAAGGGTGATTATTTATCTATAAAGATGAACATACAAGGCAACCTGGAGAATGTTGATGCTGACTACGTTAGGATGCTTTCAAAGTTACCGGAAAAAGAACGTAAAAGGTTTTTAGATGGTGAATATGATGCGGATAATAGCGGTGCTGCTGTATACGCTTTTGATAGAGATGAACATGTATCAGAAGAAGCTGAAAAACTTGGTGGTACTGACTGGGTAGGGTCTGATTATAATATTCAATTCAACTCGGATGTAATTGCAAGCCAACACGGAGATGGTATTTTTGTTTACGATGAAATACAAATCGAGGGTGATACCTATAAAAAAGCTGATGAACTAAAAAAGAAAGGCGTAAAAGGTGCATCAATAGCAGGTGATTCTACAGGAAAGAATAGGAGCACAAAAGGAAGATCAGACTATATCATATTACAAGATGCTGGTTTTGATGTTAAGAAAACGAGAAACCCTGCTGTGATTGACAAGATAGCTAATCTTAATAGATGTTTTTGTCTTGGTATGATTAAGATACATCCGAGATGCAAAAAACTAATTAGAGATTTAACCCAGTTGGTATGGGATAAACACGGACAACTGGATCAAAAAACAGACCCAAGCTTGTCGCATTTGGTAGATTCCCTTGCATATTTAGTCTGGTACCTTTATCCTTTAACTAATTTAAAACGATCAACATATAAATAGGAGCTACGATGGCAACACAGCAATACATAGATGGAATTTTAAAGTATATAAAGGGTCAAAACGTACCAATAGAGTTCAACAAGAAACTATTTGAAATATCAGAAGGTAACTTATTAAAGTATGTTGCTGAAACATTGAGTAGGCAGCTGTCTGCAGACAGCGCAAAGATTGCTATTGAAAGAGCAGCACCTATCAACGTCTGGAATAAAATTATTAAAAAACTTTCTACGCTGTATTCTCGCCCTGTAGTTAGAAAGACAGAGCTTGATTCCGATCAAGAGCTAGTAGATTATTATGTCGCAAGGGGTATTGACAAACATTTCGGTAATATGAATGAGAATTATAATTCGTACAAGTGGAGTACATTAGAAATATATGAGGACGATGTTGAAAAAGCATTGGCCTTTCGTTCTGTGCCTTCACACCAATTCATACCTTACTCCGATGATAAGATCAATCCCTTGCGTCCTACTGCTATCGTTAAACTAATGGGAAAAGAAGCCGATGTGCATGGTGCCGAGAGAGAAAAGTTTTGGATATATACGCCTACTGAGTTCATCCCAGTTTATGATAATGGTGACATTGTTCAATCCGACATGGACGGAAACGATGGCGTTAACCCTTTTGAAGTTATGCCCTTTGAATATATTTCAATGAGTCAGTATTTATTAATACCAACACCAGATGACGATTCTATTCAAATGACCGTATTAACCCCTATTCTTTTAACTGATATCAATTATGGATCCATGTTTTTATCATTCCCACTTTTATATACAATTGATGCCGATAGTGAAAACTTACCAGCTTCGCCAAATATATTCTGGAATTTAAAATCAGATGACCCAGATAAAACGCCTAGTGCTGGTGTTGTTAAAGCCGAGCCTAATCTAGATGCACAAATGAACCATGTAATGTCTCAGCTTGCGATATGGTTAGACAGCAAAGATATTAAACCAGGTACAGTTGGGAAACTTACTGCTGAAAACTTTGCCAGTGGTATTAGTAAAATCATTTCAGAAATGGACACGTTGGAAAACAGAAAGGGTCAAGAAATAGTGTTTTCGGAGATGGAAACAAAGTGCTGGCGTAGAATCGCACAGATACATAATACACTGGCAAAGGTTGGTAGAATATCTAACAGAAAATTGTTCTCTGATCCCGATAGCCTTGTAGTGATGGCCGAATACTCAGAAGATAAGGTTTTAGAAACAAGAGCGGATAAGGTTGAAAGACTTGCGAAAGAGAGAGACGCACGATTTACATCACAGAAAAAAGCAATCAAGGAGCTTAACCCAAAGATGGATGACAAAGCAGTTGATGAGCTTATAAAAGAAATAGATGAAGAGCAAACAACTACACTGGAAGTAGATGATGGCGACACCACAGCAGAAATTCCGACTGATAATAGGTAAAGGATATACCGCGGAACAGAAACAAAAAATAACAAAAGCGGTTATTAAAACTATTGAATCAAGAACTAAAAAGGGAAACGACCTGCGCGGTGGTAAGTTTGTTAAATATACTAAAGAGTATAAGACGTTCAAAACAAAACATTTAGGAAGTGCATCGCCTGTCAACTTACGTTTGTCTACGCAAATGTTGAGCGACTTAAAGGGACTACCTCCTAGCAGCAGCACCAGCATTACAGTTGGGTATGACAAAGGTACAGAATCAAACGATAAAGCTCATGGCAATCAGTCAGGCAGTTACGGTAAGCCGTACCCCAGAGCTAATAAAAAAAGAAAGTTTTTAGGAATAACACCAGCGGAGAAGAAAATTATACTTGGTAAATTTAAACCAGCAAACCTCAAGGAACGATTGAAAGAAGCTGATAAAATACAATCTGAATTGGAAGCGAGCTTATGACAGTTAACTTTGCTGATAGAGTAGTTAAGCGAATGAATAAGGTGATAAGGAAGTCAATGTCACCTACTGGCTTGAAAAAATCATTAGCACTTACTATTAGAATATTAAAAGCAAGAACGCGTAAAGGTTATGGCGTAACCAGTGACGGTGGTAAAAAAGAAAAGTTTAAACCATTGGAGCCAAGTACAAAGACATCGCGCGGTAGGAAAAGCCTCCATTATTCTACCAGCAAAAACAGGTCCAACCTCACAGAGACAGGTCAAATGATAAAAGCGTTGACTGGTGAAGTAACTAGTTCAGCAATGTCAT